CCATCAGCTAGGGTAAGATTCCCAGCAGTTGATCCAGATGCCAAAGTTGCTACTCCAGAACTGAATGTCCCGGTTGTTGATAAATTTTCGTTACCAAAGTCTATTGCACCGCTACTATCTGTAATTGAGCCGGTAGCTAAAGTTAGCGTACCATCTATAGATGCTGTATCAGCAACGGTTAAGTCATCAGTGGATGTAAGTTGTTCCGCACTAACAGTTCCGGTAAAAGTTCCCGAAGTACCACTGTAAGCACCACTAGAATCTATCCTGGTCGACCCCCCTGTCTGAATGGCAGTGGTCGCATTAATTGTAGGAGATATTATTTTAGAATTTGTTGTATCTACTTGAAATATGTCACCGCCATCATCATTCTTCCGCACCAGGAATGCTTCAGTATCAGTAACATCGATTACTTTTGTTCCTTCTAGGATTTCATCAAAAGTTAGTACGCCCTGACCTAATACAGTAAGATCGCCATTAATTGTGAGATTCCCACCCATGATCCCACCTTCTCCGAAATTCGGGGCGGCGGCAGCCACCATGCCATTAATTAACACTCTACTAACCTAATGTATTTACTAGATACAGAACTAATTTGTTTAACGTGTAAATAAACGATTTCATCGTCTCCCCCATCTTCTGGTGCTAACCCGTTTGGAACTCTAATAGTAAATAGAGTGCCGGCTGGCAGAATAAGATCGTTTGTTGTGCTTACTTGATCTGCGGTTGATACTAAGTCAAATCTGAAATAACAATGACTGTCTGCATAAAGCATAATATGATTTGTGTTTATATCTAACGCTTTAACTGCTTCAGTTCCACCTGAGATATCAACTCTAGAACTAATAGACCATAGCGCATTTGTATCTGCGTTTATTCCCTCAACTACTGAAAATCTTGTTGACATTTATAACTCCTTCTTGTTTTTTAATGCCTTACCGGGCGTGAGTGACTCCCATGGGCATCTACTATTTAGTATGAAGGATGACGTTATTCGTCTATCAGATTATAAGATCGTTTATTCTTAGCTAACATACGCCTAGTGTCAGCTTCAGCTTTGGATTCGTAAGTAGGACAACCTGGAGCAATGATCGTGGATACGCTTATGATGCGCTTTGCTTTAGATCCACACTTGCAAAATGTTGTTTTTGTACGACGATTTATCGGGAGCGTTACTTCAAAGCGTTTTCTACAGGCTTTACATATATATTCGTAATTAGGCAAAATTCTTATCCGTATTTTGGCTCTGAAGGCCGTTTCTCGGGGTTAGGTAATAGTAAGTATGGGGGTATCTACCGATAATCTGGTATCTTGCTGACACCCCCATTAAGGTATTAACTCAGCTTACGGATTCCTGAATTCGTAAACCCGACCGGAGTGAACAAGTACTGCGCCGTATAAAATATCGGCGACAACGCGATTTCCAATCCATGAGACTGAATAGTCGCTCTGCACTCTAGGCCCGGACTGACGAGCAAAGGAAACGGCTGAAGGATGTAAGCAATAGGCTACCTCGGTTCCAGAACCTGTCGCATTTCCCATGACAGTACTAGTATAGACATTCATGCCATAAAGTCGCCCAATCAAACCCGAATAAGACGGTGCTTGACCAGCTCCAAACTTACTAGCATCTGCAAAATCGCTGATAGCAAGTAATGAGCCATAACAATTAGGACTCACTACGAGGTTACATTGATCTACAGGAATATCGCTATTCATCATGGAAACTAGCGCTCCGCGGACTTCTGCGGACGTTAGTGCATTGGCGGTATCTAAACCAGCT